GTGGCATTAAAGGAGGCGGCGGTCTTTATGGCGGCGGCGCAGGTTATGGTATAGGAGCTGGTGGAGCTGTTAGAATTATTTGGCCAGGTTCAACACGCAGTTTCCCTTCAACAAACACCGGCAACTTGTAAAGATAAGATATGGCTCTAGAAATCGATCCAGTAAAATACGGCGTGCTTTGGCAAAAAGTCGAAGACTATGAACGTCGCTTTGATGACATGTCAAAGAAAATGGACAAGATGGAAAGTCAGCTTGAGCAGCTTGTCGGTCTTGCCAATCAAGGGCGTGGCGGCTTCTGGGCGGGTATGGCTTTTGTATCTGCTTTGTCTAGCGCCGTAGGATTTTTCTTTAGCTGGATAAAGGATCGTTGATATGAACTGGGCAGACGTACTTAAAGCAGTCATACCAATTATTGTGGCATCTCTTGCCTGGCTACTTGGTCAGGTAAACGACTTCTCCACACGTTTGACAAAAATTGAGGGAGCAATGCCTGCACTGATAACCAAAGAGGGTGTGCCAACAGACAGTCCTATTTCTGCTGAACGTCGCGCTGTCCAAAAAGAAGCATTGATGCAGCACATCAATGAACTTCAGGTCAAAGTCAGACTACTTGAAGAACGCGAAAAGATGGTGAAAAAATGATTCCAATAGTTGCATCTCTACTTGGTACATTGGCTCAGAATGGTCTGGGCCTTTTGTCTTCTGCCATCCAAGCCAAAGGCAAAGAAGTTGTTGAGAATGCACTCGGTGTAAAAATTTCAGACAATCCATCTGATGTTGAAGTTGCCAAACTGCGCCAACTGCAGTACGACCATGAAGAGCGGTTGCTTGAACTGGGCATTGAAAAGGCTCGAATTGAGCAAGAAGAGTTAGCTGCATTACTAAAGGCTCAGGCTAACCAGGAAGACAATGTATCTAAGCGTTGGCAGGCCGATATGTCATCAGACTCTTGGATGTCAAAGAATATTAGGCCTGGAACTCTTGTCTACATCTTGACAGCCTACTTACTTTTTGCAGGTTTAAGTGCCGCAGGCATTGAGGTCAATGAGGCTTATGTCAGCCTACTTGGTCAATGGGGCATGCTAGTCATGACTGCCTACTTTGGTGGTCGCACTGTTGAAAAAGTCATGGAAATGCGTAAAAAGGATAAAGAATGAGCTTAAGTAATGAACAAGCTGCGTTCTTACTGGACGCTTGCAAACTTATCCAATACGCCACTGCACAAGGTTTTATGGTAACCGGCGGTGAATTGGCTCGCACCCCTGAGCAACAAGCCTTGCACGTTAAAGCCGGCAGGTCTAAAACCATGAACTCCATCCACCTAAAGCGCTGCGCCATTGACCTGAACTTTTTTAGAGGCGGAAAGATTATTTGGGACAAAGAAGCTTTGGCTCCATTAGGTGCTTATTGGGAAACTTTGCATCCTAAAAACCGTTGGGGCGGCAATTTCAAGTCATTGGTTGATTGCCCTCACTTTGAGCGCAATGTTGGTTGACAAACTACAACAATTTACCTTGAACTTTGTTTCAAGGTTATAATTCTTTTAAACGGCGCATGCTGAATCAGCGGCTAATACCCATGGAGTGTATATGAGCTATAGCATGACCTACGACAGCTTGCTGGTAGACGTGCGACGTTATCTTGAGCGTGGCTTCACGCAAGAGAGCGATCAAATTGTTTATGACCAGCTTCCTCGCTTAGTCACACTAGGCGAGCGTCGTATTGCCCGTGAATTAAAGATTGAAGGCTTTATTCGCGCAGTTACAACGCCTCTTTCGGTAGGCGTAGCTGTCTACTTAAAACCTGATCGTTGGCGCGATACAGTCAGCATGACGGTTGATGGAGTGCCTATTTTTGCTCGTTCATACGAGTATATCCGCAACTACTGGCCAGTTGAAACACAAACCGGCAGCCCTGCTTATTATGCTGATTATGACTTTCAGCACTGGCTTATTGCCCCGACACCGGCTACAGTAAAGACACTAGAAATTTTGTACTACGAGCAGCCGCGCTTTTTGGGCGATGACTTTCAAACAAATTGGCTCACTGAATACGCACCTGATGTGTTGCTTTATGCAACCTTGCTTGAAGCCACTCCATTTCTTAAGAGTGATGAACGTATTCAGACTTGGCAAGCAATGTATGACCGTGCTGCTCAGGCTCTCAATGGAGAAGACCTCAAGCGCATCATGGATCGCACAGCAAACAGGAGTGAAGCGTAATGCCTATTTACAATGACGTCTTTGGTGGCGCTAACATCTATCCTAGTGAGATTAGCTATAGTTCTGTGGCATTGTCCACAAACATTGTTCTTAGCTGGCCAACTGAAACCTCAACTAGTGTAAACCTTGCAACCCGCATTATGGACGTGGTTGCGTCCTCTGCAGGGTTGTTTATCACTCTGCCCGATGCTTCTAAAACAGGCACCGGCAATACGATTCTTTTCAACAACCAAGGCGCTCAAACTTTTATAGTTAGAGATGCTGCAGGCGTTCAAGTTGTTTCTATTTCTCCAGGCACTGTTTGGCAGGTCTATCTGACCAACAATTCCACGGTTGCAGGAACATGGGAGTCATTGCAATTTGGCGCAACAACATCTAACGTTAATGCTTCTGCTCTTGCAGGCACAGGTATTGTAGCAGTTGGTGCATTGCTTTCTCAATCGGTACCTATTACTGAGTTTAATAGCAACTACACATCAGCATTGGCTGATCGTGCAAAGATGTTTAACTGGACAGGCGCAGGCGGTACGCTTACACTGCCAGACCCGTCAGTAGTTGGAAATAATTGGTTTTTATATTTACGCAACTCAGGCAGCGGTGCTATTGTAGCCGATGCTCCAGGCGTCACTACAATTGACGGTACATCTTTTCTTAGCTTTCAACCTGGCGAGTCTGCAATCATTGCTTGCGACGGTGTTAATTTTTACACCATCGGCTTTGGCAAGTCAGCTGTATTTGCATTTGACTACACAGTTATTGCTGTAGGTGGTACAGGAAATTACACCCTGACAGGCACAGAACTTAATCGAGTTTCATACCGCTTTACAGGCGTGTTGACGGGTAACCGCAACATCATTGTTCCTGCTACTGTGCAGCAATACTGGGTTGACAACCAGACTACAGGCGCGTATACTTTTACAGTAAAAACACCTGCAGGTTTAGGTGTGGCTCTAGCTAGTGGCGAACGCGCTATTTTGTATAGTGACGGCACTGATGTGTTGCGCGCCGATACGGCAGGTATTTCTTTGCCGGTTTCAATTGCACAAGGCGGCACCGGTGCAACTTCTGCAGGTTCTGCTCTGATCAATTTAGGCGGTACTTCTGTTGGTATTGGCGTGTTTACTGCTGTGGACGGCGCTGCTGCTTATGCAGCGCTAGGCGCATTGCCAGCAGGCGCTGTTAACGGCGGGACTTTCTAATGCCTGATATTACCGTTGTTCTTAAGTCTAGCCCTGGTATCAAAAGAGATGGTACCAAGTTTGAAGGCGACTTTTATACAGACGGCCAATGGGTTCGTTGGCAACGCGGTTTGCCTCGCAAAATTGGAGGCTATAAATCTACGCAGAAGTATTTGTCAGAAATAAGCCGTGGCTTTTCTAACTTTACCCAGCAAGAATACGTTTACTGCCATTCTGGCAGTGCCACAAAATTAGAGCGTTTTACCCTAGACATTACCGGCAACAGTTCTATTGTCAGTAATCGAACGCCTACCGCAGTTCAATCTGTAGGTAGTGTCACTCTGCTTACAGGCGCTGCCGGATCTGTCGATAGCATTACAGTCGGCGGCATCAACATCATGTCAGGCTCGGTTGCTTACACAACCAGCTTAGCAGCAACTGCAACCGCTGTTGCTGCAAACATCACGGCTTATACATCTAGCCCAAATTATTCTGCTGTTGCTGTAGGTGCACAGATCAATATCACTGCAACTCTTGCAGGTTCTGCGCCTAATGGCTTGCCTGTTGTGGCCACAGCAACAACAATAACTACGTCTAAGGTAGACATGTACGGCGGGTCTGACGCGCTTGTAAATGACGTTAAAAACATGTGGATGTTTGACTATCAGTATGACTCGTCTACAAACCAAAACTACATCATTGCCCACGTTGCTCCTAACTTAGAAAGCATCTCTAATAGTATTGGCGGTCAGATTTTTTTCGGTGAAGTTTTAGGCACAGGCATTTTGCAATCTGTCAACTTGCCTGCAAATACAAACTGCACTGGCGGTATTGTTTCATTGCATCCCTATTTGTTCTACTACGGAACTGACGGCATCATCGGCTGGTCTGTCCCAGGAGAGCCTACTAATTTGACAGAAACCGGAGCAGGCGCAGGAGTTGCCCGTGTTTGGGGTCAAAAAATCATTAAAGGTTTGCCTTTGCGTGCAGGTTCAGGCACCGCTCCAGCTGGTATTTTTTGGGCTTATGACGCCGTCATTCGAGCAACTTTTACTGGCGGCGCTTCTGTATTCCAGTTCGACATTGTTGCAACTGATACATCGATCATCTCTGAGAATGCCGTCGTAGATTATGACGGCGTGTTCTTTTGGGCAGGCGTTGATCGTTTCTTGATGTTTAACGGCGTAGTGCGCGAAGTGCCAAACTCGCTAAACTTAAACTACTTTTTTGACGGCTTGAACAAGCGTGAGCGAGACAAAGTTTTTGCTTACAAAGTGCCACGCTACGGTGAAATCTGGTGGGCCTACCCTAGAGGTGATGCTACAGAATGCACACATGCCGTTGTGTATAACGTTCGTGAAAATACATGGTACGACACTGAGTTGCCTGCAAATGGTCGTGCTGCTGGCGCATTCAACAATGCTTTTGCAGCGCCCATTTTAGCAGGTGCTGTAGGCGTAGGCAATGATTATCGCGTTTGGATTCAAGAGCAAGGCGTTGATGAGATTGATGGTCAGACTATCAATCCTATTCGCTCTTATTTTGAAACAGCCGATTTGTCTTCTCTTACACAAGGTAAGAATGAATATTTGCGCATCACGCGTATTGAGCCTGACTTTGTGCAAAATGGCGACATGACTGTGCAAGTCACAGGTCGAGCAAATGCAAGAGCGCCTGAAGTGGTTAGCTCAATTTTTACATTTGTTGACCCTGGCAGTGTTGATGAGCCTTATAAAGAGATTGTGATGCTCAAAGAACAGCGTCGCGAATTGCGCGTGCGCTTTGAGTCAAATGAAGTTTATGGTGACTATCAGATGGGTCAGATCATTGGTCATGTGTCAACCGGCGATAAGACGGTGCTTGGATGAGCAATCTTCGTATCACTTTGCCGACATACATGGGGCTGCGTGACTGGGCTGACCAGATCACGCTTGACCTTGATCCATTTGGTGCTTTTGGCCGGTTAGACAATGTTGATGATTGGCAGAATTGGGCAATGCAGTTTTTGAATATCATGTCTTTAAAAGAGAACTTTCCTAACCCGTATCAGTTTGACGACTGGCACGAATGGGCCGAAAGGTTCTGTCAGTCTGCTGAGTAATGCGGTTTATTGGTTTTGAACGCGAGGATGAAGCAGAGGCTTGGGCGCGTGCAAAGCTTGAGCTTGAAAATGCGCCATCGTTTTTTAGGGCGATGTCGGCTGTTGATGAGAATGATGAGTTTGTATGCGTAGTTGTGATGACCAATTTCACTCCACGTAATATTGATCTTAGCATTGCAATTGATAGTAGGAAAGTAACGCCGAAAGGCACGATTGAGATGTTTAATGGGGTTTTTGGTTTTGTGTTTGATAAGCTGCACGCAGCCAGAGTTACTGGATTGCTGCGCGGTAAAAACAAACTGGCCAAAAGAATCAATGAGCATTTTGGGTTTAAGTTAGAAGGCATAATGCGTAAGTCTTTCATCGATGATGACTTACACATTTATGGTTTTTTAGCTGAGGATTATCATTCACACGTTTGGTACAGAGGTTGATATGGAAATTAAAAACGCAATTATGCAGATGGCTGAGCAAGATCCTCAGTACGCGCCGGCTATTGATGCAATGGAAGCACAAATAGCGCGAATGCCTATTGTGCCAGAAGATCTTGATCAAGCTATTCAAATTCTTGAGTTTGTGATTCAGAATCCTGATAAGTATGAGGAAGTGCGTGCAGGTGCTATTAAAGACGGCGACATCGATGCAAACATGTTCCCTGAGCAGTTTGACATTGTTTTCATAGTTTCCATACTAGTTGCTCTTTATGGCATACAAGATCGCTTGAAAAAGCAAGGTTATGCCCGCGGAGGTTTGGCTGTTGCTGCTAGGCGCGTTGCCTCTGCAGGTCGAGGGGGTGATAGCCAATTAGCTCACATCAATGACCGTGAAGCTGAAATGCTTAAGCGCATGGGTGGTGCAGGAACAATCAATCCAAACACAGGTCTTCGTGAATATAAGAGTGGTAAAGAATTATTTGCTACTCTTGCTCCTATTGCTCTTGCTATTTTTGTTCCTGGTCTTGGTACAGCTATCGGTTCAAGTTTGCTTGGCGCAGGTGCTAGCACTTTAGCAACCGGCATGTTGGGAGGCGCTATTTTAGGTGGTGCTACTTCTGCTTTGACTGGTGGTGATTGGAAAAAAGGCGCTCTGATGGGCGGCCTGGGCGGAGGTTTAGGCGGTGCGGTTGGTCAATACGTTGCTCCTGGCGCAAGTGCAGCTACGCAAAGTATTATAGGTAGCGGCTTGGTAGGCGCCGGCGCAGGAGCATTAACTGGTCAAGGTGTAGTTAAAGGGGCTTTGCAAGGCGTGGCTGGTGGTGCTATCGGTCAACTTGCTGGCGGTTATGGCGGCCCTACTGCTTTTGAGCAAGGCATCAGTAGCGCGGGTCAAAGTTTTGGCAATGCATTGACTGCAGGTTAT